CATTTAATGTCCTATGAGAATTACACAGGTTTAATTGAGCGTTTACCTGACTTCTATTTCCTTTCTCAGAAGTTTCTAGTTCAGATTCCGTGCTCTACGGGATCCCGTTTTGTTTCTTGTACGGTCCACAAGTTCTGATTAGTTGCCCAAGCAACTCCTTTTTCTTATGTTTTATGAAGAGGTTACATCATAAAGCAACTTTCATCCGAGCAGAGTTCTTTTCTGCTCAACAATGGCCATAAATTGGTCTGGCCAACCAGAATGACGGGTAACTACATTTGTGTAGAACATTGTAGTTACGTACCCTCCATATAAGTAGGGCCTGATATACCCACTGTCCATCTGGGTTTTGTGAATACCAGGAGTGGTTTCCTGATGACAGATGAGTTTCCAAGCGATTTGACCACCGTTTGGAATTTTTTATTTACTACCACGGTAATGGTCACCGTGAGGTTATGCTTTCCTGATAAGCGACTACCTCTTTGGTGTAGCACCGAGAGGGCATGTATTTTACATGCAAGTTTAAGGAGGTTGTGTAAATAGACAGTTAGTCTGGATTTACATGAATCAAACTTAACGAGATTTGCATTTGTAAGAGTTAGGATACAGATCACCCCGTAAAGGGGGCTTAAGTTGACCCCTAACTTAAGTAGTAGATATAGTAACCAAGCCCAGTGAAGCTCTTGTAGCCCACGGCTGCTTGGCCATGTTTACTCAGTTTGCACATTGGTCGCAGAATTAAAGGGTGACGTACAACCCGCCAATGTGTGAATAAACGGCATTCATTTCCGTAGTTGTTTTTGAGTGGCCGTTGGTCCGAGGTCCAGTTTGCAATGGTAAATTCATATTTGAGTTTGTAATTGTCTTTCCGTTAGATTGATTTTCTAGGAGATACAACTGGTGAAGCCTTATTTCACAAAAACCGTGTCATTTATTTGATGATGCAACTTAACCAAATATGATTTCAAGTATTTTTACGGCAAATCAGGGGTTTAAACAAAACAACTACAACATCAAGAGTCTCACCAGTATCGTCTTTGATAAGTGTGAGAAGCTTGAATACCATTTTGATGAGTTCTGTCGTTTTCACGATTTGAGCCCATTGATGGTGCAATATGCCCTGGTGGGGGGTATTGTTGGAGGAATTATCGGTACATGCCTTGATCTTAGCGGTACGGGTTACCGCATGAGCTTATGGCTTGCTGAAAATTCCCCTGGTACTACTGCTGTCATTAACGAGTTTACTGCACTTGCATGCATGTTCTCTGTTTTGATGTTTCAGCAGTATACCCAAAGTGATGCTGCGCGCACAGCGATTGGGTTACGTGTACTTAGGTACATTATTGTTGTGCGTCTTGGTATCAACGAGGTGGTATACACCGGCTCCATGTTGTTGATTCCCTCGGGTATTAATTACATGATGGGTCTTAATCTTCCTTGGGGGAGGATGATTAGGTCCACACGTGGTGCTGTCGCAGTCATCACAGTGCAGCCACAAAGTGAGGATGTCTCTATGGACGATCTTTGTGTTGATGGTTTGGGAGGTGTTCCATTTCTCCCAGACCACGAGTTGGGTGGGAGTGAGACTCCCCCAACTGGCATTTCTCATGCTTTGCATGATGGTGCTAAATCTGATTATATCGAGCTTGTTCGACAGCTTAAAGCACAATCATTAATTGATGGTGGGACTAGGGAGTATGACGTAGTCCAGGATCAAGATGATAGTGATTTGTGTGTTATTGATGATAGCACTCCCAGTGCGTTGTCAAACATTTACTTGAGGCGGTTGGCCAAGGTGTCTAATTTGGTCTTGTCTGTGTGTGATTATGCATACAGGGAAAACCATTCTGTTCTGGCTACTATTACTTTCTTCAGAAATATCGCTAGGGACTTGGAACTTAGCGATGCTTTGCAGGAAGCTTTCTTATCATGTGTCAAGACCATTCACCACAATGTCTTGAAGCGTGATGGAGAAGGCGATCCAATTGTTGATCCTCAATCATTCCTCACTATGGATGAGTTTAGGACAGTTTTCAAGGGTTGTAGACAATTTGCCAGGAATAAACTTCCTAGCCTTGTTAAACAATTGCTTGGTCTCATGGTTAGTACCCTTTTAGCTCCTAATTTGCTTAAGAGTACAAAGGGTCTTTGGAGGATGATTGGTAGGATTGTCAAGAAGCGCAGTGACAAGGAGACTGTGCTTGAGGGCATGGTCGAAACCACATGGGACATGATTGATGATGGCATTGAGTGGCTTATGAGCGATGAGGCATCACCGGACGTTGCCAGGACACTGGCAGCGTCAAAGGAGATGCGTGAGTATGCTGCTCTTAATGGTCCAAGCATGAACACTTCTCAGCGTAACGATTGGAAGGATAATTATCAATTTGTCCATAGCAGGCTTGTACACTTGTACGCCCGTGAGGTTAAGAATAATTCTTTTGTCCATTCAACATCACTTGATCGTGAAAGGGAGTTACTACATGCAGCCTTTTGTAAGGTTGTTAGGGTTCGTCCCGAAGAGAAAGAGGAGGCCCTATGCATGATTGCAGTTGGTAATCCTGGAATTGGGAAGTCCCTTCTTTCCCAACTTATTCAGGACACTGTTGCTGTCGCGACCCAGGGCACATTCTTTGATCCACATCAGGTTAGTGTAGTTGGTCCAACTAAGTTCTTTGACACCTTGTCTAACTTGACTAAAGTCATTGTTGTCGATGATATTATGTCAGGGATGTTAGAAGGAACTCAACCTAATGCCGCTGCTGTGAATTCCAAAATATCGGAACTCATAATAGCTGCTATTAATCCTGTTGTGTGGACACCCCCTATGGCTTCTCTTGAGGCCAAAGGGAATACATTCCCCGATTTAGCCCTCCTTATGATGACGGCTAACTGGGAGAATGGCTATGGTGATATGGCCCAAGCCCGTTGCCCTGGTGCTGCTGCCAGACGTGCCACACGCCTTGAGGTTTACCTGAAGGAAGAGTACACTGGTCCAGATGGCAAGCTGGACTTGACTAAGATTGCAAATGGTGACTTGTTTACCAATTGTCCTTGGTACATTACCGTTAAAAAGTATAACAATGCTAAGGCTGATGCTGTTAACGTGGGTGGTCTTAAGAGCAAACTTGTTGAAGGCGCTTATGAAGTCGTAAACCTTGCGACTGATGATGGGACAATCCCGTTGCACAGGGTCGATACCGCGACATTTGTTAAGTTTATCTTACACGAGGTTAAGGCATCAAAGGGCAGGGGCGATATTGCCACTGGTGTCAAAACCAACACCCGTGACCGTATAATGTACCTTGCACAGCCGCAGTCCATGTTCGATTTGAATTTTTATGATGTGGATAATTCACATAAGTGGATGCAATGGGTACACACTGGTAAGACTGATCTTACAGTCAGACAGGAGGTTAACAGCCTATGCAATTTAACGCGATCCAGGATAGGTGTTTTCATGCTTCTTCTGAGGTGTCTTGTCTTGTTTCCAGTTGGTATGATCATGTTTCATGTGACTCGCAATTCGCACCAAGGGTTTAGGAAGACCATTCGTCTGTTCTATACACTTCTTGTTGCTGATATTGCTGTAGGGATTGCTATGGATGGGATTAGCTTCCCTGGAGCACAGATGATCGTGCCTGTTGCCCGTGACCACATTTTGTCTTGGTCCAGGTGCACTAACTTAACCATTGGAGCCGCACGTAGAGTGAGGGTAAAGGTATATGGTGCATGCCGTGACTTGAAGAGGTACCATCGACCTATTGCCATTGGTCTTTTCTCAGGCTTTTCCCTGTTTGCGGTACATTCTTTTATTCGGTTTGTTAAGCGTAATAAGTCGATGCTCAGTCTCATTGGGGAAGAAGATCGAGAGGATTGGTCTTTAGCATCGCAATGGGTCAAGCAGGAGAAGGTTGCGAGGAATGATGCGTGTATGCCTGAACATCCAGTGCGTCCTAAGTATGTTGCTGGACAGGCTGATAGTGATATTTCGATTGGTGGTCCCCTGAACACGAATGATGAGCTCAAGATGAGGGCTCGCGTTAATGTGTATAAGGGACCACATGGGGGTAATAATACTAACACTATTAGTGGAGACAAGGACAGTGTTGTGCCCGTTACAAAGACTGCTTCCTTTGATCAGGTCGCGACATGCGTCTCTGCAGCGCAAGCACGTGTAGTAGTTACTGGACTTTCAGGCCCAGAATTAGGGCTTGAAGTCCCTGGTACGTCTGCACGTCAGTTTTTGGTGTTATTGGGACAGTGCCACACTGGTGCGAGAGCACTAGTCAACGCGCATTTGTTCCCTCGTGATTACAAGTGGTATTCAGTGCGAATTATGTGGAACCCGGGGCGTACGACTAAACCATTTGTGCTTCATGCTTCCCAGATTGCTTTTGGTACTGATATGTCGCCAAGCATTATTGGTGGAGCAGACGGTCTGTTGGATTTGGCCGTTTTTAGTATTCCTGACTTTGGTGCAGTGCGGTCAATTGTTGATTGCTTTGCAGAAAGTGCAACCTTCGGGCCTAATGCTCTGGTTGCAAAGAGGTTGGGTTGCTCAACCTATGATGGTGATTACTGTCATAGGTCTGGTCTTACCATTACACCTGGTAATGTTATTGGTCCTATTTCTGTTAGGTATAGCACAACTTCTGTTGCAAACACTAAATTTCTTGCTGTGGAAATTGAGGGTGATGGTACCAAGGGTCAGTGTGGCATGGTGGTCCTTAGTGGGTCGTGTGTTATTGGCATTCACTCTGCGGCCAGACAGGAAACCGGAACGGTTATTGTCACGCCAGTTACACAGGCAATCTTGGGGGATTTGTTTTCTCTTCATGATTCTCTTGTGTCTCCGCTCACAGAGATGGCTGGCACGGCTGGTTCTATTACGGTGACGCCTGAGTCGCTTGTGTTTGCAGGACCTTGGAGCGAGTATTTTCCTGGCCCTTTAGAGAAGGAGTTCGTGGCTCACGAGAAGAGCTTTGTGCGCCGTGTGGTAGGGAATTCGAAATACTCGTTGCAAGGACAAATTGGTGTCATGCGCACCAAATTTGTATCACAGTATCGGCCTAATCCCTTGAGGAAGGTTGTCATTAATCATGTACCTTTGATTAAGGACATTGTGAGCACTTATGCTCCACCTTCGGCCGATCTGGATGCCTGCAAAAATCGTATGATTGACCTTACTGAACACCCAACAGTGTCTGACCCAGATGTTCTTAGGGTAGCTGAGCTCCATGTTTATGATTACATGAAGGATGCTTTCCTTAAGGCTTTGTCACGGGACACGCATATGAGGGGTGTTGGACCCACTGATCTATCAACTGCTTTGGATGGCTTTGATATGGTCCTTGCTGGCAAGGTTGATATCACAACGTCGGCAGGTCTTATGTCAGGGTCTAAGTCCAAGTACATAGATTCTGTTTACAACCCATTGATGGGGAGGAATAGTCTGATGTTCAAGGCAGATGCTGCGTCACAGTCTATCCCACAATGTGTTCAGGCTGGGATTGATCGTCTTCGTAGGGGTGAGGCGCTTGGTATGACCGCTACGGTTGTGGGCAAGGATGAAGTCCTTTCATTGGAGCAGGATACCAATGGTGTCCTTGCGGCCAAGAAAGCACGGTTAATACATGCTGGGGAGTTATCATCCCTATTGATATTCCGCATGTTATTCATGCCATTGCTTGTTGTTATGGGTTCAGACCCAATTTCATTTGGGCATTTCGTAGGGCTTAACCCCGTGACCGAGTTTTCTCATATGTACAAACATTTGGGGGCTTGGGATGAAGTGTCGTATATGGCTATGGATTATTCTAAGTTTGATATGAGAACTTCAGTCAACTTATTGAATTCTGCAGTCAATATACTGATTAACCTTACCACCCATTTACAGGGTTACACGGATGAACACAGGAGAATGATGAGGACGCTGTGTTTTGATATATGCAACCCAATTTACAATATGGACGGTATTTGGGTCCGTTTTACGGGATCCAATTCGTCGGGGAATCCTATGACAACAATTCTCAATTGTATTGTTAACCATTTGTGTTGGAACCAAATGTGGTTGATGGCTAACCATGATAGGGAATTTCCGCATTATAAGGGCCATTATTATCACGTTAAACCCAGTGCAAACAGTTTTTATTCATTTGCGAGAATTGTGGTGCTGGGTGATGATTGCGTTGTTACTGTCCCTTTGGAATTTTGGTTCAACCAAATTGTAGCGGCTGAGTACGCTACTAAGGTTGGACAAATTCTAACTTCGGCCGATAAGGGGGCCGAAATAACACCCTTTACACGTGGGGTTACCTTTCTTAAAAGGGAAATACACGTGTACCGGCATATTAGTGGTAAGGACCTTGTCCTTGCACCACTGTCATTGACCTCGCTATTGCGGCCCCTTGCTTGGGGCACGTGGAAGTCTGGTCTTGTAGAGCATGTTGCCGGCCTTATAAAGGGTATGCTGATTGAACTAGTACAGCATGGTCCGTTGGTGTATGCCGACTATTGCAAACAGTTCCGCAATCTTATTAGTGTTTTTCATGTTGATCATCAAAAACGCACTAGGAACGGGACCTTGCGCGAGAACCTCAGTGGTTATTTCACTGAGGAGGACTTCAGACCATGGAGAGAGAGGATTTTGGAGACATACGGGCTAGATACCGAAGGTCTCCTGGATGACGTCGCAACTGTGGTTTAATTCCATAGTTCGTGTTTTTGGAATGCGTTCCCTGACATTCTTTTAGTAAACAGGTTTCACAAACTGTTGAGTCTAATAAGCTCCTCAGGCGTGTGTGTAAAATTACGCTTACTTATTTCCAATCTTTATAGCACGATGCCTCGGGATGGGCATGCAGTCAATTCCATCCTATGCGCTGAACAAGATTTCAGCACCCTTGAGAGGGGTATTTCTCACTCTATTGTAGACAGGACTAAATACGATAGTTTTAATTCGAACGTCCCTCTTGTAGAGCCCCAATCAGATGCCGCTTTTGGCATTACGACTGGTGCGAAGACCACTACAAGTGAAAATGTGCAGTTTATGGATACTAATCCTGCGTTTAACTACTTGGTTAGCAGTTCCGATGATCCAACCAGGGGGTTGGCTGACATGGGTGACGCTACTTTGGGAGATTTTCTCTCCAGGCCCATTCTTATTAAAGAATACACGTGGGCTCCTGGTCTTAATTTCTTCGAGCAGTTTAACCCATGGGAACTGTTTATGAATGATTCTCGTAATATAAACAGGATTTGTAATTACAATTTGTTTAGAAGTAAGCTGTGCATACGATTTCTGATCAACGGTAACGGGTTTTATTATGGACGCATGTTAGTGTCCTATAATCCATTGCATACCACTGATCAGACTTCTGTTTGGCAGTATAGGATAGCTGGGGGCGGTGCGTATGATGCTGACAACATCATGGCTAGCCAGAAGCCCCACATATACCTTAACCCTACTGAGTGTCAGGGTGGTGATCTGTGTGTTCCTTTTGTGCATTATCAAAATGCGCTTAAGGTGACTACCGCACAGTGGTCCGAGATGGGATTGGTCACCATGTTACCGCTTACAGAGTTGAAGAATGCTAATGGTGCTACTGACCCTATTACCATAAGTGTCTTTGCTTATGTTGAGGATGCTGTTATGTCTATACCCACTAACATGAATCCTGTTACAGTGACGCCGCAGTCAGACGAGTATGGCGATTCACCAGTGTCTGGGCCTGCTTCTGCAGTGGCAAGGGTTGCTGGAGCACTTACTAGTGCCCCTGTTATTGGTAGGTTTGCCAGGGCGACACAGATCGCTGCTGGTGCTGTTGGTGGTATTGCCAAGTTATTTGGTATGTCCAGACCTGCAGTTATCGATCCAATAAAGGTTTATAAACCCGAGTATGTTGGTGGTATGGCTAATACGAACACACCCGACGGCACTAATAAGCTTTCATTTGACGTTAAGCAGGAAGTCACCATTGACCCATCCGTTGTTGGTATTGGACCGGAGGATGAGATGAGTTTGGTGGCCATTGCTAAGCGTGAGTCGTATTACACGTCATTCACGTGGGATCCTGCCGGTGGTAATGCTTCGGGGCCAGGTCACAGATTATTCCGCACCCAGGTGCATCCTGGAATAAACCAAGTGGTCAACCCCGGCTCTGCGATACCTAATGCTATTGAGGAGTTTCACTTTCTGCCTTGTGGGCTTGCTGCCATGCCATTTGAAGCATGGGGGGGTTCTATGGAATTTAGGTTCCAGGTTGTGTGTTCCAATTTCCATAGAGGTAGGATTAGGCTTGTTTGGGACCCTAGTGATTTAGATGGTGTGAACAATGGTGGATATAATACTGCCTATAATCGCATTATTGACATTGCCGACATGAAGGATTTCACTTTTAGGGTGGGTTGGGGTCGCGAGTACAGCTTTCTACCTTACGTTGATCCTTTTGTTAGGTATGATGATGTTGGTAGTTACAAACCCTTGCCCACTTTCCAAACAGACAACTCGCAAGACGCTGGTTTTGCTGAGGTGTTGGGTAACGGTATTCTGTCTGTTTATGTGGTCAATGATCTTACTGTCCCCAATACCAACCCAGGTGTCAACAATTCTATCCAGATAAATGTGTTTGCCAGCATGTGTGATGACGCAAGGTTCGCACAGCCAGTTGATATGTCTAGGCGACCCATCAGCTACTTCAGGCCACCTGCTGGTGAAGAGGCTAATAGTGAGCCTGTGGTTGAACCTCAGTCTGATACCATGGCTGAGCAGGAGATGGCACCAGTATCTGCGGGGGTTGATACCTCTATTGCTGCTGAACAACCGACTACAGATCATATGATGACTGTGTTTTATGGTGAGCAAATTACTTCCGTTAGGGAGCTTCTTAAGAGGTATGCTTTCCATTCATGCACACCCATCACAGGTGATCTGTTTCAGAAGGTTACAATGCCCGACATGCCTTATTATGCTGGTTACAATCCCAGTGGTATGAATATCACTAGCTCCGGGTATTGGACCGGCTCCAGGTATGCTTATTGCAACACCACATATTTGAACTTATTTACACCCGCTTATGTAGCTTACAGGGGCGGTGTCAGGTGGAAACACCAGTTGATTGATTACAATCAAGGGACAACTGATATGTTCACTGTTGTGCGATCATCGGGTATAGTTAAGACGTGGACAGATGCGGAGTATATACCGTATTCAAAGGAGGCCTCTATCAATATGTTTGGTTTCGTTGGTCCTCAAGAACCGCGTATGGCGCGTTTGGCTGCCAGTTTCTTTCCTTCATTTACCAATGGTGGTTTCACTACACCTAAGTCACTTAACCCAGTAGCTGAGGTTGACCTGCCCTTCTACAATAATAGGAGGTTCATGTCAGCTAGGCGGATTAACAACTTGGACATTAGGACTACTGATGATGAGTTGCCACCTGTTCATAGTATAGTCACCTGTGGTGGTTACCAGGGTGTCGTGAACTATGTTGCATCAGCAGAGGATTTTAGCCTAGCTTTCTTTATTGGGGTCCCACCTATATATAATGTTGGCGTTGATGCGTTTTATCCTTTGCCTGAAGTCGCAGACCAGTAGACTTGTTGCAATTCTGTGACCTAAGCTTGCCGGAGCTATAAGCCGGCGCACTGACCGTTATGTCAATAAACTGACACCTTATTTTGGATATGTCTGTCGGCATATCCGACAGACAACCTCTAGCATGGGGGGTGCACGGTTTACCGTGTTTAACGCCTTTAGGCGGTATAGATTCTTTTAATTACAC